ACTAGCACTGACGGGATGGAAAAGTTAAATAACTTGATGCAGAACATGTTAATGGTCTTAACAAAAATACAAGAAGATACGACTAAAACAGAAAAGAATACAAAAAGTTTAGGCGGTGGCGACATTGCAAACGGTTACGTTAGTAAAATCCGGTAACAGGAATCTTATATGAATATTAAAAATAAACTACAAACTATGCTATGGAGAATGTGTAATGTCTTGGCGTAAACATTTTACTCCAGTATCAGCAGACAATAACTCGTCGGGCAGCTACAGTCCTTTCTCTAATGCCAGAAACGGTGCGCAAGCGGGTCCTGCAAGGGCCAACTACTCGTCTTATCTACCAGATTTATACGTAGGCACGCCTAACAGGGTTGAGCGGTACGGACAGTATAATACTATGGACCAAGACAGCGAAGTAAACGCCGCTCTTGATATCCTTGCTGAATTTTGTACACAAAAGAACAAACAAAACAATACACCGTTTACTACAGAGTACAAATCAGAAGCTACTAATTCAGAAGTCAAAATTATCCAGCAGTACCTACAACAGTGGGCTAAACTACAGGACTTTGAAACTAAGATCTTTAGAATTCTTAGAAACGTGTTTAAGTTTGGTGATCAGTTTTTCCTTAGAGACCCAGAGACTAAAAAATGGTTTAATGTAGATCCAGCAAACGTTACTAAAATAATTGTCAACGAAAGCGAAGGCAAAACGCCAGAGCAGTACGTGATTAAGAACGTAAACTTTAACTTTGTTGAAGGTATTGCTACAACGCCGTACGACGTCAACAGTAACTCCCCTGGCGGAACTTCTACGTTTTCGCCAACTGGAAACTCCAATGGCATGACAGGTCAGACTCAGACTAGTACGTCTGGTTCACGTTTCATGACAGATCAAAATGAGTATGCAGTAAACGCAGAACATATGGTTCACATTAGTCTGTCAGAGGGATTAGATAATAACTTTCCGTTTGGTAACAGTTTACTAGAAACAATCTTTAAAGTTTACAAGCAAAAAGAGTTACTTGAAGATGCGATTATTATCTATCGTGTACAGAGAGCACCAGAGCGAAGAGTCTTCTACGTTGATGTGGGTAACATGCCCAGCCACCTTGCTATGCAGTTTGTTGAGCGTGTAAAGACGGAAATCCATCAACGCAGGATTCCATCGTCAACAGGTGGAGGCCAAAATGTCATAGACTCAAGCTACAATCCCCTGTCAATCAACGAAGATTACTTCTTTCCTCAAACTGCTGAAGGGCGCGGCTCTAAGGTAGAGACACTGCCCGGCGGTACTAACTTAGGCGAGATTGATGATCTGAGATACTTTACTAACAAAATGGTTAGAGCGCTACGTATTCCCAGCAGTTACCTGCCAACAGGCGCAGAAGATTCTGCTGCACAGATGAATGACGGCCGGGTAGGTACTGCTTACATACAAGAGCTACGCTTTAATACCTACTGCGAACGATTACAAACACTAGTAGTAGGAGAGTTTGATCAAGAGTTCAAACGTTATCTACTAGAGAATGGTGTAAATATTGATACGTCAATGTTTGACCTAAAGTTTCAACCACCACAAAACTTTGCAGCATATCGACAAAGCGAACTTGACAACGCTCGCATACCAACGTTTACACAAATGAGCGCGGTGCCCTACATATCTAATAGGTTTGCTATGAAAAGATTTCTTGGCATGACAGATGAAGAGATTATGGAGAACGAGCGTTTGTGGAGAGAAGAGAACGAAGATGATTTAGTTGATGCCGGTGCTGATGCTAGTGCTGAGATGCGAGACGCAGGAATTAGCGGTGCTGGTATAGCAGATGACGTTGACGGAATAGAGGATGAAATGCCAGACGATACTGCTCCTATTATAGGCGCTGATACAGACGGTGGCGCGGACGTTCAACCAGGTGGAGGAGAGCCGCCAGCGGCATAAATACAATATGATACTACGCGAACTATTCTATTTTGACAAAGAAACGGTTGATTCTGTTGAAGACAAGAGTTATGAGCCAGAACATGACAACTCTCCAATGAAACGAGCTGACACTAGAAAGACTAGATTAAAATTAAGCCAGATAAACCGAATTCGAAAAGCTTCTGAACTACATTCTGAAGAAAAAGCCAAGGAGTTGGGATCTATCCGTCAAATGTACGGAATAGACGCAAACGCAGAAACCGGCGAAGAGTTCTAATAGTTGAAAAAAGTTTCATTTGTTTTAGGTAATGGTGTTAGTCGAGCTCCTCTTACTCTAGAAAACGTTAGACAGTATGGGACTGTATACGGGTGCAATGCTCTTTATAGAGAGTTTATGCCAGATTACTTAGTAGCTGTTGATACTAAAATGGTATTAGAAATAAATGCAGCAGGTGCTCAGTATAAAACATCAGTATGGACAAATCCGAATCGTGCATACACAAAATTAACTGGTATTAATATATTTAAACCTTCAAAGGGCTGGAGTAGCGGACCAACTGCTCTACACTTAGCCAGTGATCACAAAGCATCTGACATCTACATTCTAGGATTTGATTACGTTGGAATAGGCGATGATATCGCAAAGGTAAATAACATATACGCAGGCACACAGAATTATAAAAAGAGAGAAACAACTGCTACTTATTACGGTAATTGGCTTAGACAGACAGCAACTACCATACAGAAGTTTCCAAAAATTAGATATATAAGAGTAGTAGGAGACACAATGTTTGTGCCGCCTGAGCTTACTAAATTAAAAAATTTAGAGCATATTACACTTGAAGATTTTTTCGAAACCTTTCCAAACTAGTCGTTTTTCAAAATGGCTCGTTTTATGCCCGTTTCTCGGTGCTTTTTAAAGAATAAAGTAAATATATTATGACAGCCCACATTCACAATGTGTAACCATTTATAGGAGTTTTTACAATGGCAGATCGTAGCAAAATTGAAAAGATGCTCGAACTTCTTATTAACGAAGATCAAGCGGCAGCAGAAGAATTATTCCACGAATTTGTAGTACAGAAGTCACGTGACATCTACGAGTCAATGTTAGAAGACGAAGACGAAGAAGACGAAGATGTTGAAGAAGCATACGATGACGAAGACGAAGATGTTGAAGAAGCAGACGAAGACGACGACGACGAAACAAACGAAGGCTTCAACATGGACCAGTTTGAAGTTGAAGCCGACGACGACATCGGTGGCGACCCTACTGATGACATGATGGCAGACCTAGGCATGGACGGCGACGAAGAAGGCGACGACATGGATATGGGCATGGACGGCGAAGAAGGCGAAGGCGATGTAGAAGATCGTGTAGTTGACCTTGAAGATGCGTTAGAAGACCTTAAAGCTGAATTTGAAAGAATGATGAGCGGCGAAGAAGGCGAAGAAGACGACGAAGGCGATGACATGGATATGGATATGGACGGCGACGAAGAAGGCGACGACATGGATATGGATATGGACACCGACGACGAAGAAAAAGAAAACTACAACTTTGAGTCAGTTGATAAAGAAGCTAAGAAGAAAGCAGCAGACAAGAAAGCAGCAGACAAGAAAGCAGCAGACAAGAAAGCAGCAGACAAGAAAGCAGCAGACAAGAAAACTGAAGGTAGTAAGTCTTCAGGCGAGCAAATGCGCGAATACGTAGAAAAAGTAACAGGTGGTCACGGTGCAGAAAAGAAAAGTACTGGTGACAACGGCCAAAACACTAAATCAGCAGTAGCAAAGCCAAATAACATGGGCGGCTCAACAGCTAGTACAGTGCGTAGCGATGTTGCTAATGACGGCGAAGCCGGTGCAAATTCAACTATAAAAGGTTCGGCACTTAGTGATACGAGTGCAAAAGATATGTCAACTGGTAATATTAATGTACCAGGTGGCAAGGCCGGCAAAGCAAATAAAGCCGTGCCAAAAGGCCACGGGGCTGAAAAGAAAGGCCCAGGTGAGAAGTCGGACAAGAGCACAACTAGTACTGTGAACAAGCTATCAAGTCGTGCGAAATAAGACTTAAAGGAGAAGGCTTTTAGATGAAAAACCTACGAGAACATTTAACATTTGACCAAGCTAGGATAGTTGTCGAAAACGCTAACGATGGTAAAGACCTGTATATGAAAGGCATTTGCATCCAAGGTGGAGTCCGTAACGCTAATCAAAGAATGTATCCTGTAAATGAAATAGGCAGGGCTGTCAGAACGCTCAATGATCAAGTACACGGCGGTTATTCAGTTCTCGGCGAAGTTGATCATCCAGAAGGCCTTAATATTAACCTTGACAGAGTCTCACATATGATTACTGAAATGTGGATGGACGATGACAATGGTTATGGTAAGATGAAAATATTACCAACACCAATGGGGAACCTAGTGAAGACGTTGCTGGAAAGCGGCGTTAAGCTAGGTGTCTCTTCTAGAGGTTCAGGTAACGTTTCAGAGGACGGTAGCAATACAGTATCTGACTTTGAAATAATCACCGTGGACATTGTGGCTCAACCTAGTGCTCCAGGTGCATACCCGACTGCTATTTATGAACACATGATGAATACACGCGGGGGTTACCAAGCATACGAGCTTGCAAAGGCAACTAGAGAAGACACAAAAGCACAAAAGTATCTAAAGGAATCGCTGATTAATATAATCAGTAAACTCCGGTAAACTAGGAGAACGGAATGATAGATGCACTGAAAACACTCTTTGAAAATGACGCAGTATCGTCAGAGGTCAGGGCACAGATTGAAGAAGCCTGGGAAGCAAGGATTGCAGAAAACAAACACGCAGCGGTATCAGAGTTACGTGAGGAATTTGCACAGAAATACGAGCACGATAAGTCAACTATGGTTGAAGCAATCGACTCAATGCTTTCAGAAAGACTTGCAGAAGAAATTGCAGAGTTTGCAGACGATCGCAAGCAACTAGCAGAAGCAAAAGCAAAGTATTCAGTTGCTATGCGTGATAATGCAAAACTTTTAAAAGGCTTTGTTGTAGAACAATTACAACGAGAAATCAAAGAACTACATACAGACAAACTAAAGATGCGCGAACAAAATGCCAAGCTTGAAGAGTTTATTGTAGACGCCTTGTCAAACGAAATTGCAGAATTTTATGAAGACAAGAATGATTTAGCTGAAACCAAAGTTCGTTTGGTACGAGAAGCTAAAGCACACTTCAGTAAAGTTAAAGTCAGCTTTATTGAAAGAAGCACAAAGGCAATAACTGAAACTGTGTCAAAAGGTCTCAATAAAGAGATTAAGGCATTGAAAGAAGATATTGACTTTGCACGTAAGAATGACTTCGGTCGTAAGATCTTCGAAGCATTTGCAGCAGAATACGGAATTTCCTACCTAAATGAAAATTCGGAAACTGCTAAGCTAATGAAAGTACTTGCTATTAAAGACAAGCAACTTTCAGAAGCAAAGGTCACTGCCAAGAAAGCAATCCAGATTGCTGAGTCTACTAAGAATGAGAAGAACCGCTTAGTAGAATCAACATCAAGAGCAAAGACTGTTAATGAGTTGGTCGGACCATTAAGCAAAGACCAACGCGAAATTATGACAGACTTACTGGAAACAGTGCAAACAACTAGACTGAAGTCTGCGTTTGACAAGTACTTGCCGGCAGTAATTAATAGCCGTAGTCCTACAAAGCAGAAACAAGTTCTATCAGAAGGCAAAGAAGTAACAGGTAACCGCGAACAGAATTCGCAAACCTACAACGCTAGTTCGAAAGCAGACACCAACGTAATTGACTTACGACGTCTAGCTGGATTATAATCAAGGAGACAATTATGTCAGAACTATTAGAAAGTCGCTGGCACGACACGAAGACAGCACTGCTAGAAGGTCTGCAGGGCAATAAGAAGTCTGTAATGGCTACTACACTGGAAAATACTCGTAAGTATCTTTCGGAATCAGCAACAGCAGGCGCTACGTCTGCTGGTAATGTTGCAACACTTAACCGTGTTATTTTACCAGTTATTCGTCGTGTAATGCCAACAGTAATTGCAAACGAGTTAGTTGGTGTCCAGCCAATGACTGGACCAGTTGGTCAGATTCACACATTGCGTGTTCGCTACAGCGACACAGCAGGCACAGGCGCAAGCGGTGCAGTAGCTGGTGAAGAAGCACTGAGCCCGTTTAAGATTGCAGAAGCATACTCAGGTAATACCGGTAATGGTAGAGCAGCACCTACAGCAGGACTTGAAGGTACCGCTGGTAACCGTCTAAGCATCCAAATCTTGAAGCAAACAGTTGAAGCGAAAACTCGTAAGTTGAGTGCACGTTGGACTTTTGAATCAGCACAAGATGCACAGTCACAGCACGGTATTGATGTAGAAGCAGAGATCATGGCTGCTCTTGCACAAGAAATTACCGCTGAAATTGATCAAGAAGTTCTTACTTCACTAAGCAGCTTAGCTGGTACATACGAAACGTATGACCAAGCTGCTGTAAGTGGTACTGCTACTTTCGTAGGTGACGAGCACGCTGCACTAGCTGTTCAGATCAACCGCGTAAGCAACTTGATTGCTCAGCGTACACGTCGTGGCTCAGGTAACTGGACTGTAGTTAGTCCGTTTGCACTGACCATTCTACAGAGTGCTACTACTAGTGCGTTTGCTCGTACTACAGAAGGTACTTTTGAAGCTCCGACTAACACTAAGATGGTTGGTACTTTGAACAACGCTATGAAGGTATATGTTAACACTTATGCATCTGACAGCGCACCAGTACTAATTGGTTACAAAGGTTCAAGCGAATCAGATGCGGCAGCGTTCTATTGCCCATACATTCCGCTTATGAGCTCAGGTGTTGTGCTTGATCCAAGCACGTTCGAACCAACTGTATCGTTTATGACACGTTACGGTTATGTAGAACTAAGCAACACTGCGTCATCTCTTGGTAACGCATCAGACTACCTAGGCCAAGTTGGCATTACTAACGGTAACGTTAGCTTTAGCTAATATTGTAAAGTTAGGTAGAAAGAAAAGAATATAGGCCTTTCGGGGCCTATTTTTGTGATTGCGTCCTCGATGCTAGATAGATAAATACTTGTGTCTATAATCGTGCCACTATATTAGTGGACTTATGCGGAAGTGACCCACCGCGTATTACTTAGAACGTAACCAAGGAGAAAACAAATGGGACGTCCAATTAATAAAAGATATCTAGGTGCTAACGTAGATGGAGTTGAAGACGGTAACTTTAGTGTTATTGTAAAAATAGGAACAAACGCAGTAACGGAGAAAGGCTACATTGTAAGTCAACGCTCAGAAACTATGTTCGTTGTTAATGACGGAATAAATCAAGGTAGCTGCCGTTTAGTAGATAAGTCAGCGCCAGCTGATGACGAAATGGTTATACAAGGATCTAATCAAGCAGGTCAGACAGTAAACATACGTAAACTACAAAATAGAACAGTGATCGACTTTGACAACAATGTTTACAAATGGGAAATCTCAGATGATTCAACTGCTAATGTATTAGTGTTAACACAGATTTAATTTTAGGACCGTCGAATGTCAAAGTATCTAAATATACCAAATGGTGATTATAATATAAAAACCAAAGACGGCGGTCGAATTCTGCTGGACACTGGTCTTGATCGCGGCTCTGTAGAAATCACCGGAGACTTAATAGTACAAGGTGAAACTACTACTGTAAACACTGCTAACCTCGCTATCGAGGATAATATTATTGTATTGAACGCTAATGAGCAAGGTGCCGGCATTACGCTAGACGAAGCGGGTCTTAAAATAGATCGTGGCTCTTTAGATGCCGTCTTTCTGTTGTTTGATGAAGCAATCGGGGAGTTTGTTCTTAAATACAATGCTAGTACGCTCGTAGGACTTCGCACTAACAGGATCTCGACCGGCGGCGGCAACTTAACTTTAATAGGTAGTGGCACTGGTGTTATTAGTGTCGCAGGTACTAATAACTACGAGGAAAGCGTTGAGCTCGATGACCATATTCCTAATAAAAAATATGTCGACGACGCAATCTTTAATAATTCACAAATAGTAAATTCGCCGATTATTGGTGACGGTGCTTTTCCGTCACAATCTAGTGTAGAGGTTAAAGACGAAGAAAATAACACCGGCGAGCCTAGTGTTATTAATTTTTCAATTGATGGCGACGTAGTAAGTCAACTATACGTTGATCGATGGGAACTTCATGATATAAAAATTGAAGGAAACACTATAGAAACAATTACTACTGGCAATGACCTAGTTCTTCAAGGAGCAGGCACTGGTAGTGTTAGAATAGACGACTCTTTACACATTAACGGGTCGTCTATTGCATTAGAGCCATCAACTGGTGCAGAGCTTTATGTATTAGATCAAAGCACTGGCAATACAGGCATTTATTTTGTAAACCAAAATGGTAACAGAGACGAACTAGTTTCTAAAAATAGAGCCCTATTGTTTAGTATGTTATTTTAAGGATTAATTAATGGCAATTGTAAACGCACAGCTACAAATCACATATACTGACTTATTAGTTGTTCCAGCGAATAAGTCATACGCAATTACAAACATTCTTGTTTGTAATACTTCTGTTTCGACAGCAGCAAGCTTTAAGATGTACTTAGTTCCCGACGGAGATAGCGTTTCGGACAATGTTAATATGGTAGTTAACTCGTTAGAATTGCCGCCGGGCGAAACATTTACGTTTGATTCAGAACGCATCGTTCTAGAAGCAGGTGATAAGATAGTATTCGATGCTGCTCCTGATAGCGGAAGTGGTGCAACTACATTAGCTGCTACTGTAAGTTACTTGGAAGTATAAATGCGATTATTAAAAGCACAAAACACCAATCTTCGAAGCATCTACGGCAAAGGTGTAAAGTATGATATTGACGATCAAGTCGTAGTCGACAGTACTCGTGCAATGCGGGTGCCTAAAGGTGCCGAAGCATTCCGACCTGGCGAAGCGGGTGTTATTACCGGCTCAGACAACGGACAGCTACGATATAATACAGATACCGAGCAATTAGAAGCCTATCAAAACGGAGCCTGGCGCAATCTAAGATTTAAAGAACCAAATCAAGACCCGGGTATTGTTTGGCAGAACCTAGGAGTAGGAAACGTCGCTGCTGACGAAACTGTATTTGGTGAATTGAACAGTGGTGATACTAATTTTCCAGTACCAGCTTCTGCAGAAAATGTTATTGTTCTAGTAGAAAACGTTGTTCAGATACCAGTCGAGAATTATTCTATTAAGCAAACAGCCGGCGTTGATATCTCGGGACCAAACGCTCCGTATACGTCAACCGATACTGGGTGGTGGATAGAGTTTACTGAGCCGGTTCCAGCTGGTAAACCTGTTAATGTTATCCACAATCTCGACAAATAAATACACTGTCGGAGGAATAAATAATGGCTCAGCTAGGGCGCATAAGTGGTGGTATATTACGAGATAATCTAGAACGTCAAGGCGTTAACTTAAATTTTACAAACGTTCAGTCCGATGTAACGGGTGGAACTCCCTTACTGCACTTAGACGTAAACAACACTAGAATTGGTATCAATACCAATGCGCTTGGCTCTGATCTAGAAGTAGCGTCAACACTTGGTACAGTTGCCTTAGAAGTAGAAATAAATTTAGAAACGCCTGGCTACTCTATAGAAAACAGCGAAATAAGGGCAAACAGCGGAGATATTCTTCTAACTGCTACTGATAGAATTTTCGCAACCTCTATTGCTACTGATGATTTAAACTTTGACAACGACGTAATATCAAGCTATACTACTGATACTAATATAGAACTAAGGCCTGACAGTGGCGTTCTTACAATAGGTAGCCTTGCTAATAAAACCGACTGGAATATCAATGGTAATTTGTATTCCACTGGTGATATTACTTTTGGTGGTGACCTAACATTAGGTGATAGCGACCTCGACAACGTAAATTTTAAATCTGACCTAAACAGTGATCTAACACCCACGGATAATAACGCTTACGGCTTAGGTACCTCTGCAAAGAAATGGCTTAACTTATACAGCAATAGTGTCGATATTCAACAAATTACTACCGGACAACTATTAGGAATTAATTTTAACCCCGCACTTAGGCAGGGTAATATTTTATACGTTTCTACAAACGGCAGCAATAGTAATCCTGGCAACCACCAAAATGCTCCTTTTAGAACAATTAAACATGCACTTTCAGTTTCTAACAATAACACTCCGTTAGCTATTCAAATATATCCAGGAGAGTACGAAGAAGACTTTCCGTTGATCTTGTCAACTAACGTTTCTATAATAGGCACCGACTTACGCAACACAATAATTAAACCCTCTGCTGCTACTCAATCAAACGACGCCTTTATGCTGCAACAAGGCAGCACTGTAGAAAACGTTACTATAAAAGACTTCTTTTATAATTCAGTAAATAATACTGGTCACGCCTTTAGGTTTGTGTCGGGCGGAGTAATAACCTCACGCTCTCCGTATATACAAAACGTCACCGTAATAACTAGTGGATCTGCTACATCAGCATCGGATCCAAGAGGTTTTAATAGCAGAGATGCCGGGCGTGGTGCTTATATAGACGGCAGTGAATTAAACCCAACAACTACCGAAGCTACTATGTTGTTTTCGTCAGCAACTTTCATCACTCCAGGAGTTGACGCTATTACATTAACCAACGGTGTAAGAGTAGAATGGCTTAACTGCTTTACTTACTTTGCTGAAAAAGGGTTGCATGCAATAGAAGGAGCAACTGGTAGATCAAATAGTGGTGATATTAGGTTTGGTGGAGAACTGCGGTCGATCGGAAGTGCAAACATATACGGCAACATTGGTGCTGTTGCAGATGGCCCTAATTGCTTGATGTACTTAATCAGTCATAACTTTGCATATATCGGCACCCAAGGTGACGTATCAAATGATAATACCCTTGTCATACAACAAAACGAAGTAATAGAGATAGACTTCGGAAAGATATACTACAACTCTACTGATGCGCTTGGTACTTATAGAGTAGGCGATCAATTTTTTGTAGACCTCGAAACAGGAATAACTAGTATCAATTCAGATACTGTTGACTTGTCCGGAGTTGGGGCCATAAACATAAACACCGGCGGTGCTGAAACGTTTATTAACGGCGAGAGAATCGACACCGGTAATATTAGAATCTCCGGCAATACTATTTCTAATATCGCAGACGACCTAATAATCTCGCCTTTCTCAGGAAGTTTGACCCTAAACAATTTAGATTTAGTTATTAGTAGAGGCACAGACGCCGAACGTACTTTCGTCCCCGGCAACATAAGATTCAACATAGATACCAGCTTATACGAAGGATTTTCTTCAGCTAATTTAGGATTCAGTGGTGTGTATTCTGATGACCGCCAGACAAGTTTAACAGCAACTGATACGTCAAACGAGCTTAAATTTAAAATAGACCAGTTAGAAGTAGCTAAATTAACCGGATCTCAATTAGTTGTACCAGGATTGGCAACAGGACTGTTACTGTTTGATGCCAACATGTTAACGTCAACTTCACTTAATACCGACATAAACTTAGTAAGGGACGGAACCGGTGTTGTTTCTGTGTTTGATTTTAATCTAACCGACGCAGCTATCATAAACACATCGAATTCTCCTCTTGTATTGACAACTACTGACCGCGGTTATGTTAAATTTAATTCCACTACTGCTTTACAGATACCAAGCGGCACCGACGCACAACGTCCTGTGATGCCAGAAACCGGTGTTGTTCGATGGAATACAGAATTACAAACTTTAGAAATATGGGACAGTGCAGAATGGGTTAGTGCTGTTTCTACCGCAGGCACTTCAGTAACAGAAGAAGACTTCTTAGACCTGCTTGACATCTATACTCTCGTACTTGGATAATTCCTCAAAACGATAAATACTTAAACGTAGAACGCGACCAATGTTCTACAAGACCATACTGCGGTCAACCAGCAAAGAGCCGAAAGGATGAGAAATAGGTTGGAGGGACAGGATCCCCGTATTGAGGAGAAGAGATGGCAATCGGTCGCATAAGTGGTCCGCTCTTAAAAGCAAACCTTCTAAGAGAAGGTGTTGATCTTGCTTTTGAGACTGATCTATTATATTTAGATGTAGTAAACGCCAGAATTGGCATAAAGACCACTAATCCACAATACGACCTTGATGTTAATGGTACAACAAAAGCTCTTGCTCTTGAAGTAAGTAGCACTGCACAAATAGCAGATGTAAACATCACTAGCAATACTATTTCCTCAACCGCCTCTAACGGTGTGCTAACATTAGGTACTGCTGACAATGTAGTATATCAACGCAAAGCTGTAATAGACAGTATTACTCTTGAAAACAATGTAATTAGTACCTCTGGTAACGAAAATATTGCATTTGCGCCAGACGGCACTGGCAGCGTAGAGATCTTTGCGAACACCAATGTCTATGGTGATATTGTTGCTACTGGTTCGATTATAGCAGACGGTAATATTACGATTGGTGACGCAAACACAGACAATGTTATATTTAATGCAGAAGTAGCATCAGACATAGTACCAGATGTCAACAATACCTACAACTTAGGTACGCCAAGCAAACAGTGGCTAAACACTTACGTAGAAAACTTATTTGCTAATTCTGTCGAAGTTGATTCTATAGTCGTTGACGACGTAGACTTGACTCTACGTCAAGGTAATATCTTTTACGTTGCTACAAACGGCAACGATGCTTATTCAGGCACTCATCAAAATGACCCGTATGCATCTGTTGAGTTTGCACTTAGTCAGGCCACTGCCGGAGACACAGTGCATGTATATCCCGGAACGTATGAAGAATCTTTTCCGTTAACCATTCCGGTTGGCGTCA